AGATTCTAAAGCGGCCCGCATCTGCAATCAACGCTACTCTTTTGTCCGCGATTCAACATTTCGTGCGCATCCGTGGAATTGTTTGATCACTAGAAGATTACTTGCTCAAGATTCTACCGCACCCGTATACCGCTTTGCGTATAAATATGCTCTACCAACTGACCCGTTTTGTTTACGGGTATTAACAATTTCTGATGATGGCGATTATGAACGCCTTGACATAGATTACCAAATTGAAGGGAATAGATTTTTATTAACCGATGAAGGCAAAGTATATCTGCGCTACGTTGGGCGGGATGAAGATCCTAATAATTATGATTTTACCTTAATAGAAACATTAGCCGCTAGGTTAGCGGCGGACATTGCTTATCCTATGGTTGGCTCTTCTAGTTTAGCGAGAGATATGATGGCCATGTACGAATTAAAGCTTAGGGACGCTCGCTTTAGCGATGCTCAGGAAGGAACGCCAGACGTGCTTGTTGCGGATACTTATACTACTGCGAGATTGTAATGACTAGCGCAAGTCCAGCTTTTGTTGCCTTTACCTCTGGTGAATTTTCCCCGCGGTTGCATGGAAGAACAGACCTTGCAAAATATTCTAGTGCGGCGGAAACTATTGAAAATTTTATTGTGCATCCGCATGGTGGAGTAACACGCAGACCTGGGACCCAATTTATTGAAGAAATAAAAGATAGTGATGCCAAAGGCCGTTTAATACCTTTTGAATTTTCAACCACCCAAGCTTACGTTTTGGAATTTGGGAATACCTATTTAAGAGTTTACAAAGATGGCGGTGTTGTTACAGAAGCCACAAAAAGTATTTCTGCCATAACGCAAGCTACCCCGCCTGTTGTTACCGCTAACTCCCATGGTTACACCAATGGGGATCGTGTTACGTTAGCTAGTATTAGCGGCATGACTCAATTAAACAACCGCAGTTTTGTTGTTGCCAATAAAACAACAAATACATTTCAATTATCAGGTGAAACAATCCGTGGTCTGTCCAGCTATACTTCTGGCGGGACTTCGGCAAAACATTATGAATTAGCGACACCTTATACAACGGCACAGTTGCCGGATTTAAAATTCGCTCAATCAGCGGACGTAATGTATATTTGTCATCCAAGTGTAAGCCCAAGAAAACTGACACGCACCGACCATAACTCCTGGACACTGACTGAAGTTAGTTTTATTAACGGCCCCTTTTTAGATGACAATGTATCTACAACAACAATTTCCCCTGATGCTCGATCAGGAAGTGGTGTTACTTTTACAGCTTCAGGGTCCACATTTGCTTCCAGCGATGTTGGCAGACAAATTAAAATTTTTAATGGCTTTGCTACAATAACAAGTTTTGCAAGTGCAACATCAGTAGACGGCACTGTTGGGACAATGCCTGATGGTTCGGCTGAATTATTGCCGACCTACACAGCCACAACAATTAGTTTTCATGAAGGCGACCCCTCCTCTACAGGGTTAAGCCATAACGATCGATTGCAAGACACTGGCCGTAATTTTGTTGAGGAAGGTTTTACCGCTGATATGGTGGTAACAATTACAGGTTCTACCTCAAATAATAAAACAGTTAAAGTTGTGCAAGTTACCGATGATACCATGCTTCTTGCCCCATCAGACGATCTAGTTGATGAAGTGGCTGGAGATACTGTTACTATTGCAGGGACCTTGGGAGCTACGACAGAATGGGCGTTAGGTTATTGGTCCACCACAGACGGGTTTCCAGGTGCGGTTAGTTTTTATGAAGAGCGATTAGTATTTGCAGGATCTACAAACTATCCGCAAACTTTATGGTTTAGCTCTTCTGGAGATTACGAGAATTTTACCGCGGTGGAAGTTGATGGAAGCGTAAAAGATACTAACGCATTAATTTATACCATTGCCTCTAATCAGGTAAACGCAATCCGTTATTTATCAGCCACAAAAAGTTTATTAGTTGGCACTGTTGGCGGAGAATTTGCGGTAAGGAGTTCAGCCGCCGATAGCCCGCTAACTCCAACGAACACACAAATTAAACGACAAAGCACCTATGGAGCCAGTAATGTTGCGCCCTTACAGGTAGAAAATGTAACTTTATTTTTGCATCGCAATGGTCGGAAGTTGCATGAATTAGTGTTTGATTTTGACACTGACAGTTTTAAAGCCCCTGACCTTACAATTTTGAGTGAGCATATTACTGAGGGCAAGTTGGTTGATATGGATTACCAAAAAGAACCAGACTCCATTGTTTGGGGTGTGCGGGATGAGGATGGCCTATTGGTCGGCATGACCTATCGACGAGACGAAAACGTGATTGCCTGGCATGGTCATAAATTAGGAGGAAAGTTTACAAAGTCTGCGGTTAATTATACCTATGGCCATGTTGAAAGTGTCGCATCAATTCCAGGGACAAATGTAGAGGATGATGTTTACTTAATTGTTGCCCGTACAGTTGATGTTCCTTTAATTCATACGTGTGGACCTAATGTAACTCATAACCGCATTGATGCTCAAGCACATGGATTATCCACAGGAACCCAAGTTACATTTGAAACAAACGGGGTTGTAGCTACAGGCGCCCAAGCCGGAGATGCTAGTAATGTTTTTAAAGCAGACGGCTCAACAATTTATTTTGTCAGGAATGTTTCTACAGATGTTTTCACTATATTTACTGATAGTGCTGGAGCAACAAGTGATACAGATTCAAAACGCATACAATTTTCAGACGCCGGCACAGGCGAATTAGTTATTTTTGCCGCAACACGAACAACAAAAACTGTTAGAAGTGTTGAAAAATTTAATGTTATCGATTTTGGAATTGATGTTGCAGATTGTTTTTTTGTTGATGCTGGATTGAGTTATTCTGGAAGTGCCGCCTCAACTATGACAGGTGTTCAACATTTGCGCGGCCAAGTAACAACAATACTGCATGATGGCGCTACCCATCCAACAAGGTCTATTGCCGGTGTTCCCCCGCGATTGCACCTTGAGAGGACAGCAACCAAAGTGCATGTTGGATTAAATTATGAATCAACATTAAAAACATTAAATATTGATGTTGGTGGGGAAGAAGGAACAGCACAAGGAAAAGTTAAACGCATTTCTGATGTAACAATTCGTTTATTTAGAACTGTAGGTTTGTTAGTGGGATCCACATTAACGGATTTAGAACGCATCCCCTTTCGGTCTGATGCGGATCCTTTGGACCAACCCGTGCCATTATTTACCGGCGATAAAGAGACAGAGTTTCCAGGTGGGTTTGATTTAGACGGACAAATTATTGTGAAACAAGATCAGCCCCTTCCAATGACAGTCATTGGTATTTATCCAAGGTTGCAAACTTTCGACGAATGATTTTAAAACAATTTGAAGTTTCCCATGTGGAGCAACAGGTCGGTAAAGACCCTGCCCCTGGGTTCATGTCGTATTTACAGCAAATGCGTGTGCAAGGCATGAGTTGGTCCGCAGAAATAGACGGAAAGTTTGTTGCAAGCGCTGGCTTAATTCCATTATGGGCTGGTGTTGCCCAAGCGTGGATGACTGTTTCTGACACAGTGGTTTTACATAAAATTCCACTAGCACGGAAATTGCGCCGGCAACTTTCTGACCAAATGTGGTTACGCTCTATTTACAGAGCGCAGGCAGATATTCATGCAAAACATGAGCGAGCAATTCGCCTAGTGGAATGGCTAGGTTTTGAAAACGAGGGCTTGATGCGTCGGTTCGGCGCTGAAGGTGATGATTATTTTAGATACGCAAAGGTAACAAATGGCAATTAAAGCAGTCTTAGCAGGGTTAGCCGCGGCCACCACAGTTGTAAGTGGAGTGATGGCCGCCAGAAGCTACAAACAAGCGGCGGCAACAGAGCAAGCTGTTGGTCAAACAAACCAACAATTAGCAGAACGCGATGCAAAAATAAAAGATCAGCAAGCGCGCGAACTTGCCCGATTATCGGATTTGCAAGCTCAGGATGACGAGCAAGACTTTGAACAATTGCAAGCCCAAACAGAATTAGCTTTTGCCAATAATAATATAATGTTGTCTGGAACAGCGGCGCACATATTAGCGTTTAATGCTTCAGAATTTGAAGAACAACAAGCGCGTAATGATTTAGCGG